GTTGAAGGGGTACCTGAGGATTTTGCTGATTAGGCCAGCATATGGAGTGGGCTGGCCCGCCGCGTCGCGCTGCACGGCCGATTCCGTGAGCACCGATCGCAGGGTCGGCGCGGTTGCGGCGCCGATGTCGACTTCTACGGTCAGATTCTCGACGCCGATTGAGGTGTCGAAGCCGCCCACCTCCTGCGCGAATTCGCCTTCCATCCGATAGTCCGCGAAGGGGAGCGCGAGAGTGTTGGCACCGACCACGCCGCCGCGGTAGGCCATGATGGCGTCCAGCTGCGCGCCTGATCCCTCGATGACCGTTTTGCCGTTTGCGCGCACGCGCACGGCGCTAATGTGGGTTGCCTTGGTAAACGTCGTGCCGCCGAGCTGCAACGTGATCTCTTCAATGGTGCGGCCCGGGGTTACCGCTTGGGACGTCGTGACGTTCGCGGCAACGCCGAAAAACGGCAGGCCCTGACGGCGAAGTTTTCCGACTGACATGTGTGCTCCTTAAACGTAGTCTTTGACCACGGGAATTTGTTTGGCCGCGGCTATCGCGCCGATCGAGATGGCGGCCGTCTTCAGGGTGGCATTGGGCGCCCACTTGTAGGCGGCCCACACGGCCGCGCCCACGATGCCGAGTCGGACGAGGGGGTTGGAAAGCATGGTTTCAGGCTCCTGTTGAGAGAAAAAGGGCGCGGCCCTTTCGAGTCGCGCCCCGAAAATCCCCCGGGAGGCACGGGGGCACAAGAGGCGCAATCCGTTACGGAAGGGCGCCGCGTTCCAGGCGGCCCGTGAGCAGGTCGCGTTCGATCCATTGTCCTGGGGTCAGGCGCATCAGCTCATCGTCCGGCACGCCCAGGAGCGCCGCCATCACTCGCACGTCCGTGGCCCAATTGAGTCTGAAGCAGCGCACCCGCGAGGCGTTGCCCAGAAAGCTTTTGTCGACCGTGGCCGGCCGCTGCGTGGCCGCCAGGACGGTTAAGCCCTTGTGCCGGCCGCTGCGTGAGATCCGCGCCCAGGCGGCCGGGGCATGGCTCGCCGTGGTCACGTCGGCTAGCTCCTCCACGATCACCCACAGGTCACCGGTTTTCCCGCCCACGGCATACGCGCCGCCGCAAAAGGCCTCGAACAGCTTCCCCCACTGTCCCGGCCCGCCTGGGGGCACGTAGCGGGCCCGGTACCCGCGGGCCGACGCCTCAAACGTCGCCGCCAGCGTGGCCATGCGCGGCGCGAGGTCTCCGTATTCGTCCATGGGGTCCCAGATCACCAGCCGGCGCGGCCGGCCCTTCTCTACGGCCGCTCGGATGGATCGGGACTTGCCCGAGCCGGACGCGCCGATGAAGGCGAGAATAGCCGCCTGCCGCTTGACTCCCGGCCCGGCGGCGGCGGCCTTTCGGGGTTTCGCTGGTGCTGCTGGCGGTCCAGGTACAAGCCCCAGATTTTCACCGTGACCGCCATCACCAACGCGAGACCGATCCAGACCCACAGGGTCACTTCCCACGCCAGAACGGCGCGGCCTCACAGGACGCCCGGCGGCCGTAGCACGTCCGCCTCGGTTGCCTGCGCCTGGATCGGCGCGGGTTTCTCGGCTTCTATGGCGGCCGGCGACGCGGCGTGCTCGCGGTCCTTCGCCTTCCGCTGCTCGGCTTCGGCTGCGCGGCGCATGCGCTCGAGGTCGCGCCGCACGGCCTCGCGCGTTTCCCACGCCAGCGTCATCACGGCCGCTGCCGCGGGCAGGTACACGCCGGCAGACCCGGTTGGCAGGCGGATTCCGAGGCGTTCCAGCGCCGGTGCCACCGCCGCCGCTGTCGCCGTGCACCGGACTTCGGTGTAGATGGCTGCTAGGCTCGGAAACACGATGGATGCGCCCTGCCCGGCCACGATCAGGATGGACGCCAGCTCGTCCGCCTGGGACGGCGGCGGCGGCGGCAGCGGTCCGACTGCGCCCTCTGGGATCGGTTGGCCGATGGCGGCGGCCTCGCGGTCCGCCGCCGCCAGCTCCGCGGCAACGCTTGCCGGTATCGCCCCGGCGGATTGGTTCGGATCCATCAGCTTTCCTCCAGCAGCGTGCCCACGCGCTTGGGCCGCGCGGGTTCGGGTTTCGGCTCGGGTGCGGGCCCCGGCGCCGGTGGTTTCGCGGCGGGTGCGGGCCCGGCCACGGGGCGCATGCGGGCGCGGATCCGAGCGTCCTGTTCTGCGGTTCGCGCGAACATTTGACAGCCGCAGTCGGGGCACCACCAGTAGGCGCGGCTGTTGCGGTCCTCCCGCACTTCGGCATCCGCGAAACCGCACTCGCCGCAGGCAATCAGCCCTTGCAAGGGTTTTCGAGGCATCAGTTTCTGCCCTCCAGCTCATCGACCATACGGCGCAGCAGCAGCAGCAGGCCCGGCACCAGGCGGCCCAAGGGCAGCGCCGTTGAGGTCAGGTATCCCGGTGCTTCCGCCCAGGCCCTTTCCAGTTCTACCAGCATGTCCCTGGGGCTGGACTCCCCCTGTTTTAGGTTTGGCACCGTGCGCCCTCCGCTCGATCCGGGGGGCCCCCGGGCGGCCCTCCGGGGTCTGGTCGACACCGCGCCCAGGTCGCGGCCGTACAGTTATTTCCACGGGTCCAAGGAACCCCAAAACCCCCGCGCGGCTGGCGCCGTCGCAGCTCCCACCGATGCGGCCGCGTGACCGTGACGCGCTCGAACACCGACACGCCCACCACCCGGGGTGCCGATTCCTCGCCGTACGCATTCAGCCGCCCCGCTTCCCTAACGGAATGCGGCCGCACCGGCCGGTCACGCCGGCGCGCGCAGGGTCCGCCCTGGGCCCACACGTAGGCCCGCCACACGCCGGAATCTGCGGCCTCCCAGGCCCGGAACAGCGCAGGTTCGGCCGGCGCCTCGCGCAGCCGGCGCAGCTCGCGCCATACGACCACCGGCGGCCCGCCTACCTGCTGGAATTGCCGGATGCCCCACGTGCTCGCCCATGCCCGCACCCGCTGCGCCGTGCTGTCGGCCGGGGCGGCCGCTTCCTGGTCCTCGCCCACCCGGTGCCCGTCCACGTTTTTGGCCAGGTACTTGGCCATGTAGCCGGTGGCCGTGCCCATCGATGGGTCCGCCCTCTTGACGGTGCACCGGTGCAGCTCGGCGCCCGCCTCGTCGCCGTCCACGGACAGCGCCAGCAGGCGTAGCCGCGCCTCGATCCGGTCCGCATCCTCCGGGGCGCAGAACAGCAGAAGGTGCCAATGCGGGCACCCATCGTGGTGCGGCTCGGCCACGCGCAACCCGTACACTGGGGCGCGCGCGCGCCCGCTCCACGCCCGGAAACGGGCCCACAGGGCGCGGAGGTGCGCTTGTGCCTGTCGGGGGTCGGTGCCGTTCCATCGAGGGTTCTCCGTGCCGTCCTGGTGCCGCGCGTGCATCCTCGATGGGCACGTCCAGGTCACAAACAACGACACGTGGCCCAGGTCCGTGGCGACTTCCTCGAAGCCCCGGGTTCTCGTCATCAGCTCGCCGCGGCGGATGGACGGCTCGGCCACGGTGCCGGCCACCGCCTCGTCCAGCGGAACCACTTCGCCGGTGTCCAGGTTCACGGCCTCCATGGCCGCCAGGAATCCCTCCGCTCGCCGCTGCCGCTGGTCCCACCGCGCGTATGCATCGTCGGACAGGTACACGCCGGCCCGCCGATGCACCGCGCCCAGCTCGCGGGCCCAGGCTTCCAGGTACCGCGCCACGTGGGCCCGGAGCTGGCGCCGCCACCAGCTCGCCGAGGTGGCCCGCGCGCACAGGCCCGCCAGGGTCATGGCCGGCGGCGCCGGGATGCGCCAGCGCGCGAACAGCTCGACCAGCTGCCCGCGCACGTGCTCCGCCGTGCACAGGGTTGCGCGAGAGAGCATGCGCGCCGTCTCGTCCGCCCTTGCCTGGGCCGTTTCCCGGAGCGATTCCTCGGATTCCATCGCCTGCGCCTGTCCGGTGGCGAGCAGGTCTCGCACGTCCTGGGCCCACAGGTTGGCATCCCGCCGCGAACGGGTGGCCCAGAGGGATTCATAGCGGGCCCGGATCAGGTGGCGCAGTCGCGCCGGCACGGCCCGGAAGCAGCTCCGCACCATCGGCGCATCGTATGGGTCCGCAAGCGTGATGCCGTAGGGGCCCGGGGTGGGCTGGTAAAGGTAGCTGGCCGGCGCGGTTACGTGCATGGCGCCTGCCTCGGAAGCTCCGCCGTCCGAACAGAAATGTCCAGCGCCTTCACTTTGATCGAGCTTGTGGCACCAGCTGGATGCGGCCGGCGCGTTCTAGCGCCACGAGGGAATCGAAGCCGCGCGCGATCACCCGGATTTCCTCGCGCAGCTCCGGCGGCAGATCCGACCATTGCCCCTGTGCGTAGCTGCGCCGGTTACCGGCAGGCACGCCCGCGAAGTACAGGAGGTTGTCCCGGTCCTGGGCCGTCACTTCGTTTCGCCACTTCCAATGCCAGGGATCGGGTACCGTGGCGCCCAGGATGCGGCGAATCTCGGCCAAGGCGGATGCGGCCGGGGTCATGCTCCGTCTTCCATCACCATTACGGCGGCGGCCATGTCCAGCCGGTAGCCGAGGCCGCGCACGTCCTCAAGCTGCTTGCGCTGCTCTTCGGCCAGCGCGGGCCGGAAACCGTCGTAGATATCGGCGAGCTCTTCGGCGTCGTCGGCCAGCCGGCGCAGCCCTTCAACGATCAGGGCGCGTTCCTTCGTGGTGAGTCTCTTCATGGGTTGCCTCCACATGTTGGCGCCCGGCGCAACCCGGGGTGGAGGCAACCACCCCAGGGGCCGGGCACGCAAAATCTACCACCTGGGGCCTTGTAGTTCAAGCGGATTCTCGTCGGCGCGGCGGCGCCCGTGATCGTGCCCCGCCCGCGCGGTCTCGTGATCGCTCAGTCGATCATGCGCGCGCCGTATCTCTGACCACATCCAGCGCATTTCCATTCGCATCGCGGCCCACGTGGCGGCGGCAGAAACTACACCGGTCCCCACAATCTCTGGCAATACGTCGACCGGCATCATTGCTCCCGGGCCCGCTCCGGCAGGAAAATTGCCGCCAGACCTGCCAGCCCTGCGCCAATCTGCACCACCGCTTCTCCGATGCCCACCGGCACGCCGAAGACCGCCAGCAGTGCCGCTAGCGCCGCGTACGTGGATGGTTCTCTGAACCGCTTCAGTATCTTCATTTTCACAGTCCCCATGCAAAGGTAAACCTATCTCCCGTTTCCAATTTCCGCCACGTCGCTGGGCCGATAATCCCGTCCGCTGCCAGCCCGTTGCGCGTTTGAAAAATTTTGACGGCGCGGCTGGTAATCTCACCGAAAACGCCATCGGCCGTTATCCCGAGGCGGCGCTGCACTTCGGTTACCAGCGGCCCTCTGTCGCCTTGTCGTAGGGTTGGCCTCACGGCTGCCGCGCCCACGGTGCGGGTATTGCTCGCCGCGGGCCCGCCCTGGGTCTTTCCGCTGCCTGCTACTCGGTTTGCGCTCCACTTCAAGAAATCCGTGGCCGGACAGTACAGGCTTGCATCCCACGTGTTTCCGGCTGCCTTCGCGGCTTCGCAACGGGTGGCATTCGTGGCTGGGATTCCCACCACCGCGCCAGCGCCCACCACCGCGCCGGTGGCCACGCCGCCGGCAGCGCTCGCCGCTGCCTGCCCGACGCCCTGGCCAATGATCTCGGCCACGCCGCGCGGGTCTCCCGCGGCTTTGCGCGTCATGGCGTAGCCGATTGCTACCACGGCCGCGCCCAGGCCCGCCCACGTCACCCATCCCCCCGGCAGAGTCGGTAACTTCATCTCGTCATTCCTCCGTTGCTGCGATACACGGCCAGCAGCTCGGCCGCGCTCTTTTCAGGTTGTCCGTAGCCCGCGCCTGGCAACGACGCCCATTCTCGGCGGATCAGCTCTACCGCCTGTGCGAATGCGCCGCGCTCCACCGCCGGCAGCGCGCCGCGCCGTCGGATCAGCTCCACCGCTGCGATGTCCTGGGAGCGTGCCCCGAAATCGCGTAGTCCCAAAGAGCGTAGGCTGTCCCATGTCCGCGCGAGTATTTGATACGCACCGGCCGCCGTGGAGGTCAACGGCCGCCCGCGCGATAGCCGCGTAACCCACTGCCGCGGATGATCGGCTAGATCCTCGAACAACCCGCCGCCGAACAACATTCGGTATCCGCTTTGGCCGCTTGTGCCCTCGGCATGTCGGATGGTGGCCAGCATTGCAAGCACGTTCGGGTTTTTCAAAGCTCGTTCGAGTTCGACCAGGCGGCCGGGGGCGGCTGGTGCGTCGGGGGCGCGTTGTGCGTCCATGTC